TTATGCCGCAGTTGCTAAGACCGATGAAGGTAAAGCTCTTATCAACAAATCCTATAAAGGAGAATAAATATGGCTGTAATGCAGTCCCGTGATACACGGTCTTTTGTTGCTGGTGAGAGTCTCACAGCAGCACAATTTCACTTTGTTACCTTAGAAAATGATGGTACTGTAGATTTAGCAGATGCAGATGCAGAAAACTGTATTGGTGTGTTGTTGAATGCCCCAGCTTCTGGTGAAGCTGCTACTGTAGCAATCTCAGGTAAAGTTATGGTTGAAGCTGGTGGAACTATTGCCGCTGGTGCAGAGGTTGTAACCAACACTGCTGGCGAAGCAGTTACACTTACAGCTTCATCTTCAGCTACCGCTGTTACCATGGGTTACGCCCTTGAAGCAGCAGTAGATGGTCAAATCATGGCTATTGAATTGATCCAAGGTGGCAACACCTCTGACCAATCATAATCCAGCATAGAAAGGAATAAATAATGCCCTTGCTGACTCCATCCGCAGTGCATGTAGATCAGCCGCTGACTAACCTCACGCTGGCTTATGCACAATCACAAGAAAACTTTATCGCTGATAAGGTATTCCCAACTGTCGGTGTTTCAAAACAGTCTGACAAATACTACATCTATGACCGTGCGAATATGAACCGTACTGGTGATGTAGAGAAACTAGCTCCACGCACAGAAGTAAACCGTATCGGTATGACTTTATCGACCAGCAGCTACTTTGCTGACGTATATGGTCTTGGTATGGACTTCGATGAGCAAACTTTGGCTAACGAAGATGCTATGTTGGACATCCGTTCTGCTGGTGCTGAAACCTTGGCGATGCGTCTGATGATCCATCGTGAAGAGCAGTTTGCAACCAACTTCTTCTCAACAGGAGTTTGGGGAACAGACAACACATTGTCAGGTACTGACCAGTGGTCAGACTACACCAACTCAACACCAATCCAAGATGTAACTGCTGCTCGTCGTGCAGTACAGTTGGCTTCTGGTGGCTTCAAGCCAAACACAATGGTTGTTGGTAAAGAAGTACGTGACAAGCTGATCAATCACCCAGATATTCTGGCACGTTTGAACGGTGGTGCAACTGTAACTAACACAGCTTTGATCACAGATGCTAAGTTGGCTGAAATCTTTGAGGTAGAGAACTTCTACGTCATGGAAGCTGTCAAGAACTCATCAGTAGAAGGTGTTGCAGAAAGCAATGCGTTCATCGGTGGTAAAAATGCTCTGTTGGCCCACACACCAAACAATGCTGGTCTTATGTCACCAGCCGCTGGTTTGACCTTCGCTTGGAATAACCTAGAAGGTGTGAACAACTTGGGTATCACTGTTGAGTCATTCTCAGATGATGCTCTTAAGCGTCAGCAAATCGCTGAGATGATCCAAGTTAAAATGTCTTACGATATGAAAGTCGTAGGCGCTGACTTGGGTTACCTCTTTGCTGCTGCTGTAGCTTAATATTTCTATCGGTGGGGGCTGTAGTCATGGCCCCTGCCATCCTTCCCCGACGAAAGGTAGTACAATGATCCGACAAGAGAATATGCCATTTCAAATAGACCGTCCAGTCTTTGTTAAGTATCCATTTCAATCTTTGGGTAGACAGCTAAAGAAGGGTGAGGAGTTTAAATGGAAAGAGATTGGTGTAAGTGAAGATAAAGCACTAATCTTATACACACAGGGTTTCATTCATCATAACTCAGAGTTTGAAGTAGAACTTAAAGTTGGTGATGGACTAGAGCAACTAGATGTAGCTGGATTGCATGGCCTTGTAGACAGTATCAACGCTAAAGTAAAGTCTAAGACACCATCTGAAGCTGAGTTCCAAAAGAAGAAGTGTAAGAAGTCTAAGATAGTTGATAAACAGCGTGGGCTTATTCGTAGCTGGCGTAGAAATTATGGTCACATGGAGACTGATTAATTATGGCTTGGTCGTATGATGCAACTGATTTAGGTACAGGTACAGCCTCTGGGCGTTTGAACTCTGTACGGCTCCTTGTAGGAGATACTGACACTAACGACCAACAAGTCCAGAATGAAGAAATTACTTTTGCTTTATCTCAGACCAGTGACAATATCTATCAGGCTGGTGCTTGGACTGCTAGAACAATCGCTGCACAATACTCTCGTAGGGTCACACAGAACCTCTCAGGCGCTCTGAGTGCTAACTATAGTGATCTAGCTAACCAGTACACACAGCTTGCATTAGACCTTGAGCTTAATGGTAAGAAGGCTGGGGCTAGTGTGGGAGTTAAGGCTGGCGGTATTAGTATTGCAGTTGTGGATAACGTAAGGCAGAATACAGACCGTGTTCCACCATCTTTCCGTAGAGACAGGTTTAAGAACCCACCAAGTTATAGTGGTGATGATTACGACTACAGTTAAGGGGTAGGTAATGGCATTCTCAAGAGGTTATAACCTACTCAAGATGGTAGAGGAGTTTGGTGAGCCACTCACCTTACGCAAGAAGACTACAGCAGGAACCTACGATCCTACTACAGGTTCAGTGACAGGTTCAGCTACAACCGACTACAGCTTTGAGGGTTACTTCTACAACTACGATCAAGGTATCATAGCTAATGTAGATGAGATCCGTAGAGGCACCCGTAAATGCGTAGTCCCAGCTTTAGGATTGGCAGTAGAACCCGATGACGAAGATCAGATTATTGGTAACGGTGACACAGTTAATGTTATTTCTGTTGTTACTATATTTTCTAATGGGGTCAAGATTTGTTTCTTGTGTGATGTGAGAGAGTAATGAGAACTGAGTTAAAGGTCATGCCTTCCCTACAGAGGAAGATAGATGGCCTTAAGGCTTTAGCTGAACAACAAGTAGAGCGTAAACTAGTAGACATGGCAGTTGATGCAGTCGGTTTAGGTACAATAAGAGTTCCTGTAGATACTGGTGCATATGTAACATCTTTCTCATTTAATGTAGGTGCTGGTAGACCTAGAGGTAAAAGCTCTAAGAATAAACCTAAAGCTAATGAACAAGTTGCGAGAAATGAAGGCTTAAGTAATCTTACTCAAGACTTAGAAAGAATACCTTCCTTGTTGGATACTACCCGAATAGAGCTTCGTAACAATAGTCCTCACGCCAATGACGTTGAACGTGGAGAAGGTTGGCCCAAAACTAATGGCTACTTTGTGTTTACCCAACTAAAGAGAAAGTATAAACGTGGCTAGTATCTATAATGACATACGGGCAGCACTTGAGAACAAGTTAGCTAATACTGCTAGTTTGCCATCAGGCATAGCTTATGAGAATGTCTCATTTAGCCCAACGACAGGTACAAGTTACCTACAGACTAATTTCCTCCCGACACTCCGTAGACCCGCTGTAAGAGGTTTAAACCCACAACAGAGATACGATGGTGTGTTTGTTGTAACTGCCTACACCCCAGAAGGTAATGGCCCCGCCGCTGCTGATGCCTTAGCTAATACTATATTAGAGGCTTTTGAAGCAACCACTAAAATCTCCTACACTGGGGATGAAACAATAACTGTATCTATTGACTACGCTGATAGACAGCAAGGTTTCTTAGATGCACCTTGGTACTACGTTCCGATTAATATCGGATGGTACTGTTATAATAATTAGGAGAATATAACATGGCCTTCGCACAAGGTTCTCGTTCCAGTCTATCTTACTCGGTAGAAACAACCTTTGGAACTGCCGTAACGCCGACTTTAAACTTACCCTTTTCTACACACTCTCTAAATATGACAAAAGATCGTGTAGCTGGCACTGACATTGAAAGTGATCGTATGCCTAGAGTTGATCGTCACGGAAATAAACAAGTAGCTGGTGATATTGTAGCTGACTTACGTGATGCTGACTACGATGCATTCCTAGAATCAGCTATGCTGTCTAGTTTTGGTGCAGTAACAACTGATGTACTTAAAGTTGGTGTAGCACCTAAGTTTTTTACTATCGAAGATCGTGCCGATGATATTAATCTTCCCAATGGTCTTGTAAGACGTTTTACAGGTATGACAGTAAACAGCTTAGGTATCTCTATCGCACCTAATCAGATGATTACCGCTACATATGGTATGGTCGGTAAGGAGATGACATTATCCACAGATGTTGGATTTACTCCTGCTGCTGCTGATCTTGACCCACCAGATACTACCCCCAAACCCTTTGATGCCTACAGTGGTAATGTTAAAATTGCAAACTCAGGATCAGCGTTAGGTGCTACAACTATTGTAACTGGTCTTG